CCCAAGCTCGTCCGCAAGTTCGAGGATTACCGCGCGGGCGGCATGAGCCGCGCGGTCAAGGTCGACATGGGCGGCGAGGCGCTGGAGATGGAGGCGACCTATGGCGGCCCGATGCGCCAGATCCTGCGCCAGCACGGCATGCTCAATATCTCGGGCGTGCAGCAGCGTTTCGTCGGCTCGTTCCAGAACGACGACACCGGCGCGGTCGATGTCGTCGAGATCGTCACGCGCGGCCGGCACGAAGAGATCGACATGGGCGAATGGAAGCCCGGCGAAGACACCGAGTTCAAGGTCAAAAGCCAGCTCAGCTATTTCAAGCTGACGTGGAACGACGTCGTCGAGGTCGAGATCGATGTGCTCGGCATGATCGAGGTCGTGGGCGGCGTCGACCTGATGGCCGCGCACCGCGGGGCGCTGGGGCTTTAGCCCCCGCGCCATCTCCGCCGCCCCGCCGAGAACCAAATCCGAGGATCGATAAGATGAACGACCAGAACGACACGCAAAACTCCGCACCCGCCGCACCAGGCGACGTCACGCTCGAATACGACATCGTCGTCGCCGACAAGGTCGTGATGCCCGCGGGTACGCTGATTCATGTCCGAAAGCCGATGGGCGGCGCGCTGCGCGGTGCGAACCTCGGCGGGCTGGTGCGTATGGATTACAATCAGGTCGCGCTCGTCGCGCCGCGCGTGACGCAGCCGATCCTGCATCCGCACCTCATCGACGCGATGGACCCGGCCGACGTGACGCAGATCGCAGGGGTGCTCGTCGATTTTTTGCTGCCGACTGCGACGAAGGCGGCACTCTCCCAGAGCATGTAGAGGATCCGATGGCGGACATCGCCTTCGTCTTCCACTGGTCGCCCGATGCCCTGGACGCGCTCTCGATCCACGACCTGATGCAGTGGCGCGCCCGCGCCGCGCGCCGCCACAACCCCGAAGGACAGACCCGTGGATCGTAACCTGCGCATCCGCATGCTGCTGGAGGCCGGTGACCGCGTCACCGGTCCGCTACGCGCCATCGCCGGCGGATCGACCAGGGCGGCGCAGGCGCTCAGGCTCACGCGCGACGGCTTGCGCGAGATCGAGCGCGCGCAGGGCGATATCGCGGGCTTCCGCAAACTGAAGACCGGCCTTGTCGATACCGGCACCGCGCTCGGGACGGCGCGCACGCGCATGGCGGGTTTGCGACAGGAGATCGCCGCGGCCGACAGGCCGACCGCGGCTCTGACCCGCGCGCTCGCCAAGGCGGAACGCGAGGTGACGACGCTGGAAGCGACCGAGCGCAAACAGGCCCAGTCGCTCCACGAAATGTCGCTGCGCCTTCACACCGCCGGCATCGATACGAACGACCTGGCGCGGCACCAGCGGCGGCTGCGCACCGAGGCGGTCCAGACCAACCGCACGATCGTCGAGCAGACGGCCGAGGTCGGACGGCTCGCCGATCGCGAGCGGCGCATGGCGGCTGGCCGCGCGCGCTTCGCGCGGACGCAAGGACTGGCCACCGGGCTCGCGGCCGGCGGTGCTGCAGCGATCGGCACCGGCGTGGCGATGGCCGCCCCGCTGATCGGCAGCATCAAGGCGGCGCAGGACTATCAGTCGGTGATGACCGATATCGGGCAAAAGGCCGATCTGTCGCGCGCTGCATCGGGCCAGCTCGGCCGCAACCTGCTCGTGTCCGCGCGCGCCGCCAACCAGATGCCGGCCGATCTGCAAGCGGGCGTCGACGCGCTCGCGGGTCTCGGCGCGAAGGTGCCCGACGCGGTCGCGATGATGAAGCCGATCGGCCGTGCCGCGACCGCGTACAAGGCCGAGATCGCGGACCTGTCCGCCGCCGCGTTCGCCGCCACGGACAATCTCAAGGTACCGGTCGCGCAGACCGGCAAGATCATCGACGTCATGGCCAGCGCCGGCAAGGCCGGTGCGTTCGAAATCAAGGACATGGCGCAGTATTTCCCGGCGCTCACCGCCGCTTATCAGGGGCTCGGCCAGACAGGCGTCGGCGCCGTCGCGGATCTGGCGGCGGGTTTGCAGATTGCGCGCAAGGGGGCAGGGGACGCCGCCAGCGCCGGCAGCAACCTCGCCAACATCCTTCAGAAGATCGCATCGCCCACCACCAATAAGGCGTTCGAGAAGATGGGCGTCGATCTGCCGGCCGCGCTGAAGAAGGCCTATGCGGAAGGAAAGACGCCGCTCGAAGCCATTGCCGAGCTGACCAACAAGACGCTGAAGGGCGACCTGTCGAAGCTCGGCTATCTGTTCGAGGATGCCCAGGTGCAGCAGGGCCTGCGCCCGCTGATCCAGAACATGGAGGAATTCCGCAAGATCCGCGCCGAGGCGGGCAAGGCCGGGGGCACGACGGACAGCGACTTCGCCGACCGCATGAGGGACTCGGCCGAGCAGTCGAAACAGCTGAAGGTCAACGCGACGACGCTCGCGATCACGCTCGGCGCGCAGCTGCTGCCGACCATCAACGCGATCGTCACACGCGCCAACGCGTTCGCCACGTGGATCGGTGACGTCGCCAACCGCTATCCCAATGCGACCAAGGCCGTCGCGATCGGCGCCGCGGCGTTCGCCGGGCTGTTCTTCGTGCTGGGGGGCGGCGCGATCGTCATTGCCGGTCTGGTCGCGCCCTTCTCGGCGCTGGCGTTCGCGGCCGGCGCGCTCGGGATCGGCATGCTGCCCGTCATCGGCATCGCGCTCGCGGTCGTCGCCGGTATCGTCGCGATCGGCGCTGCGGCCTATCTGATCTATGCCAATTGGGGCGCGATCGGTGGATGGTTCGCCGGGCTGTGGCAAGGGATCAAGGGGACGTTCGCGGGCGCGGTCGACTGGTTCGCGTCGCTGCCGACCCGCTTCGCGCAGATCGGCCGCGACATGATCTCCGGCCTGATCCGCGGCATCTTCGGCATGTTTGGCTCGCTGAAAACCACGATCGTCGGCGTCGCCTCGTCCGCGGCGGGATGGTTCAAGGCCAAGCTCGGCATCCATTCGCCCAGCCGTGTCTTTGCCGGCTTCGGTGGCAACATCGTCGACGGGCTGACCAACGGCATCGCCGCGCAGGAAGGCGAGCCGGTCAAGCGCATGGACCGCCTCTCCAGCCGCCTGACGTCCGCGATCGTCACCGGCAGCGCGATCCCGGCGCTGACAATGGGCAGTGCCGCCGGCGCCGCCTCCGCATCGCCCGGCGTGGCGAGCGCCGCACCCCGCAGCTACACCATCCACATCAACCAGCAGCCGGGTCAGGACGCGCAAGCCCTCGCCCGCGCCGTCGCCGACGAGCTGGACCGCCGCGACCGCGAAACGGCCGCGCGGCGCCGATCGTCCTTCGCCGACACCCCCGATTACGAGACCGTCTGATGCTGCTCGCGCTTGGCCTGTTTCCCTTCTCGATCCAGACGCTTGCCTTTGACGAGGTGGCGCGCCGCGCGAGCTGGCGCCACGCCACCTCGGCGCGGATCGGCGCGCGCGACGCGACCCAATATACCGGGCCCGGCGAAGAGACGATCACGCTGCCCGGCACCGTCTATGCCGAGATCGCCGACGGCCGCGTGTCGATCGACGAGCTGCGCCGCATGGCGGACACCGGCGACGCCTGGTCGCTCGTCGACGGGCTGGGCTATGTCTATGGCGCGTTCGTCATCACCGGCATCGACGATCGCGCAAAGGCGTTCTTCCCCGACGGCACGCCGCGCCAGATCGACTTCGCGGTCGACCTACTGCGCGTCGACAGCGACGTCGCATGATCGCCAACATCGCCGCCGTCCGTGTCGTCGTCGACGGCACCGACATTACGCCGCTGCTCGAAGGCCGCGTCGCGCAAGCCGATGGCCGCCCGCCGCGCCGCCGCCTCGTCTCGCTCGGCATCACCGAAAAGCGCGGCGAGGAGGCCGACCAGCTCGATTTCGTCATCGACGATACCGACGGCGCCGTCGCCCTCCCGCCGACGGGCGCGAGGATCCACGTCTGGCTCGGCTGGAAGCAGGGCAGCGACGTCACGCCCGGCCTGGTCGACAAGGGATGGTTCATCGTCGACGAGGTCGCGCATGGCGGCCCGCCCGACCTGATCACGATCCGTGCGCGCTCGGCCGACTTCACCAGCGACCTGAAGACTAGGCGCGAGAAGAGCTGGCACGGCACGACGCTCGGCACGATCGTGACCGAGATCGCCGAGCGGCACCAGCTGACGCCGCGGTGCGCGGCGAGCCTCGCCGACATCGCGGTCACGGCAAAGGCGCAGAACCGTGAAAGCGATCTCGCCTTCCTCCGCCGCCTCGGCCGGGAGCGCGGCGCGGTGGCGAAGATCGCGCGCGGCGCGCTGATATTCTCGCCGATCGCCGCCGGCACGACGCCGTCCGGCAAGCCGATCGCGACCGTCACCATCGCGCGCCGCGACGGCGACGCCCACCAGTTCAGCCGCCAGAAGCGCGACGACGTGCCGGGGGTGAAGGCGACGTGGCACGACCGGAAGTCCGGCAAGCGCGAGCAGTTCGTGGCCGGGAAGGTGGAGGGGGCAAAGACGCTGTCGCGCGTCTACGCCAACGAGGCGGAGGCGCAGGCCGCTGCCAATGCGGCGAATGGCCGCGCGGGCCGGGAGCCTGTCTCGCTCAGTCTCACGCTCGCGCTCGGCCGACCGGACATCCACCCAGAAACCAAGTCGCGTTTCACTGGGCACAAGGCGGCGATCAATGCGATCGAGTGGCTAGTAGCCGAGGTTACCCACACGTTGGGGGAGCGCGGCTACACGACGACGTTAAAGCTCGAAATCTCTTAACCGCACTACCCTATCAATTTTGCGCGGTCTCGCCGATATTTTGCAACGTCTACCCCATATGCAGCGATTACGGTACATCCCACCATTGGGACACCGAGCCTATTTGCTACATCTTCTTTAAATGAAAACGACGACCCCGTCACGGTTACATCGTATTCCGTGCCAGCATCCGGTAACTTGACATCAAGCTGACCCTCGGATTTGGCAAAAAGAAGCTGCTCGTACATTTTCGCAGGCGCCATATTCTCTAACGAGAAGGGCAGTCCGTAGTGATCTACAAATGCCCTCAAAACTTCGAGAGGTGCGTTGGCTGTTCGAAGATCTACAATCGATGGAAATACTCTAAACGACCGATCCACTAAAAGCTTGTCATTCTCACGAATGGCATCAACAAGCAGCCAATGCTCCACCTTTCGCAGCATTTGAGGAATCATGATAAGGGTCATTCCCTTTCCGACATCAGGCAGCGAAGAGGCAAATACATGTTGGAAATCAGTAGCGGAAGCGATCGCCCTCCGAATGTATTTCTCGTTCTCTCGGGACTCTTTGACGAATGACTTCGAAAAATCTATCTCGTATCCACTAAGCGGCAATCGGCCTTGCCGACCGAGACGGCGGCGCACTTCAGCGGGATCGCTGTCGCCCATAATGGCCGTTTCGACCTGCTTGGACAGGAACGATCGCATAACCTCGTCATATTGATCACTGCCGGGCGCGATGTGCAACACGCTCTCGGCTTCGGCCATTAGCTCGCGCACTTCGGATTTATAGCGGTCAGCATATTCTGAATAATAAGGCGTCGAATCGTGTGCGAGCGCGGCGGCAGCCAGAATTGCTTTTGCGGTCTTCTCGTCGTGACGCGTTAGGGAGCTTAGTTGCATGGCATGGGCTCAATTGCTTCAAACTCTTCCGCCTTCAGATCCGCGATGACGTATTCCGGATGCCCGCTGGCGCGCTGATCGCGAGGGACTGCGAGGACTCGATTACGCACCGCGTCATAGGGGATGGCATAAATCATCGGCTTCCACTCGCTGATATGTGCTGCCTTCATGTAGGCCACAACCTCCTGAGCGTCATCGTCGTTGATCTTGCTATCGCTGAGCAGCTTCAATGCCACATCCTGGAGCTTTTGTCGCTGCCGCTCGACATCGACGTTATGCTCGTCCTTGTCCGTCACCGCCGCATGCAGCGATCTGTAAATGCGCGCGGGGTCGGACGAGGGTGGCTGCCCATAGCTCCGATGATATCGACCCATCGCTTTTCCTTCGAAAACAGGCGAGCACCAAACGTAAAAACTCGGAAAAAAATTATGACAGACGTAATGCACAACCGCATTCGTTGCTGACCACATGAGTAGCGGCTCTGTCGGGAAAGTGGCGACCAGCCATGGCGTTGACGCTGATATAGCCGGAGTGAGAACGGGGGGCATCATAAAATGGCGTGATCAATCCAAGATTTTCGCAGCAGGTAGTACGCCATCTAGCGTCAACACTTGCCACTGTTCATAGGTAACTATCGCGGTACCGTTTTGTCGTGCGGCAATCAGTTTACGACTGGCACCCACTGGATCAGCAGCAACCAAGACGTCAGTAAAGCGGCTAGGGCTATCAATCGTTTCCCATCCGTTTACGCGTGCCGCGTGCGTCCAGTCCGCGCGGTTCTTCCCGCCCGTGAAACAAACCAAAGGCTTTCCGCTTCCGCGGACGCGCTGGCGACGCGCGCCCTTTTGCGACAGCCCTCTCCACGGCATGTTGCTGCGCCACGACGCCTTCCAGTTCTCCGGCACGACGATAAGTTCTTTGGTCAGCGCCATGGCCTGATCGGCAAGGCCGTGGTCGTCTTCCAAGACCATGTCACGTTCGCCCGCCAGCAGCACGGCGTCAATGTGGCTGCAAAATTGGCCGCTCGTAAATCCACCGCAATCGCATACGACCGTCAGGCCATCATCGCTAACGCTCAGCTGTCGGTGCCCATCCCCGCGCGTTTTCGCACGCACTCTTATGATCATTGCTGCCCCCGCTGCTTTGAAATTAAAAACCCATGGCCTCGTCCCACGGCATCACCCGGTGGACTGACGAGACCTGTTCGTTCGGCACCTCGAATTCGACGGCGGGATTGAACTGACGCAGCACGACGACGCCGGGTCGGCGTCGCACGAGCTGCTTAATCAGGACGTGGCGGACCTCTTCGCCATCGAATGTCGGACCGCGCAACTGGACGACGACATCGTCGCCAACCCCTGGGGGGCGCTTAGGGTCGACGAGCAGGCGTCTGCCAGAATCGAACCTTGGCTCCATCGAATGGCCAGCTACGGACACCACGTATAGGTCCGGCCTTCCGGTGACGCCGATCGGGCGAGCCATATAATCTAGAGGTGCGGACATGTGCACCTCGGTCTGCTCGACATTCACTACGATTCCGTTGCCGCTTCCAAATTCAAAATCGGCGCCGAGCGCAGTACCGTAGACGGGCAGCGTTTTCGGTAGCCGGCGAAACGCCGCTTCGGACGGGTGGCCGTCCTCCGGTATCGTGCGTTCGATCCCTTGATCGCGGCCAAGCAGCCAATCGGACGTTGTCTCCAAAACATCGGCAATGGCATCAAGTCGGTCGAGGCCTGGCATGTGGCCGGCGAGGATCGCCCGGATTGCGTCGGGCTTGTTCAGCGCTGCGATCGACACCTCTCGCGCGGACATGTTCTTCTCGGCAACTTTAGCCGACAGCCGCTCCTTCAGTACGTCAGGTACGTTCTTCCTCATGCTGCAATCATGACGCATGAGATGCCGCATGGCGTGCGGAATATTTACGTTGACCGCTGCTGCATGCGTGACGTAAGTATACGTCATGACCGCTGCATACGATACCGCATTGCGAACGATCGCCGACTCTTACGACGCTGAAGTCGCGCGGCGGGGTGGCAAATCGTTGTCCCGGATCGCTACGATCGTCGTCAGCAGCGGCGCGTTCTTCAATCGCCTGCGAGACGGTAAGACGTTCTCTGTCACCAATCTTGAGAAATTTGCCGCTTGGTTTCGAGTGCCAGCCAACTGGCCGGACCGCACGATCCCTCATGTCGCCGCTACCGCATTGATCAGCATTGGTCGCCCACCTCTTCCTTCCTACACCATGCCGCATTCTTACCGCACTGGTGAAGCATCGGTCGATTGCGATCTTCGTACAATTCCGCAGCCGAGCGACGCGGCATGACTAAGGCTCGCACCCCCGACAGTTTCGCCGACGCGATGATCAAGGTCATCGCGCAGGTCGGCGCGGCGGCTGCTGCGAAGGCTGTCGATCGCGCCGAGCGCACCATCTACGAGTGGGCTAACCCGGACAGCGACACGCTGCCCACCCTGACGCAAGCCTTGGCGCTTGATACCGCCCACCGCTTAGCTGGCGGCGACGACGCACCGTTCCGCGACGCGTTTAGCCAGCAACTCGACATTGAGGTGCAGCAGCAGGACGCTTGCCGCAGCGCGCTCGTGACGGACTCGATCGAGCTGATCCGCGAGACAAGCGAATTGCACGCCGCCCTTTTCACCGCCGCTCAGCCCGGCGCTTCCCCGCGCGATCATCATCGCGCGCTGGTCGAGGCGCAGCAGGTTGACGGCGTTCTGCGTCGCATTCGTCGGCGCCTGCCAAATTTCCTTCGTCCCGCCATGTCGACGGGGCCGGGGAATGCCGGGGGGACCCATCAGTGACGAAGAAGAGAAACTACACGCCCCGCGTTCCCGCGACGGTGTGCCCGCACTGCCTGACGCGATCGATCGCCTATGACTCGGTCGAGATCGATCGGCTGACGCGCGAGATCCGCTATGTCTGTCAGAACCCCGATTGCGGTCACACCTTCGTGGCGCAGCTCGGCATCTTCCGCACGGTGCGGCCGAGCATGATCCCGAACCCGGCGATCCGCCTGCCGCACGGCCAGTGGCGCTCGAAGCCCGCGAACGACGACAACCGCGTGCCCGCCAATGACGACGACCAGCCCGACGCGGCGGAGGTCTCGCCAGCCCCCGGCTGATCCCCTGATCTGACCCCCGCGGCCGATCCGCCGCGAGCCTCCTGAACCATCCCCCGTCACTCCGGAAGATCCCGCTTCCGGCGCCGTCACCCCTTTGTCTGGAAGGATTGCCCCATGATCCATGTCGCGATGCCCATCGAACGACGCCGCCCGGCGCCCTCGGTTCTCCTGCCGCTGACGCCTGCGCGCTATCTGCGTCTGCGCCGTATTGCCGCCGGCCTGTCCGTCGACACGGTCGCGCGCAGCATCAGCGCGAATAATCAGGCCGAGGCACGGGCGCTCGTCATGCTGCTCGAAACAGAGGGGTCGACGGCGCGCTATCGCGAGACCGTCGACGCATTCGCCGATGCCTTCCCGATCGACATCGACGTGTACTTTCAGCTGCGCGATACGCCGGCCGAAGATCATCCCCGGATCTGCCGCGGCTGCGGGTGCAGCGAAAACGATCCGTGCGTCGCCGGCGACGGCTCGCATACGTGCGGCTGGCGCGGGCCGGCGACGTGCTCGCGCTGCGTTACGGCTCCTGCCGCGGCGGTGCTTCAGTGATCGCCGCCGCTGCAACCAGCCGCTCGCGCATCGAGCGCCGCATGCGTCACCGCCGCGTGGCGAAGGTCGTCGTCGCGATCGTGCTCGCCGTGATCTGGGTCCCGGTCGCGATCATCATGCTTGCCGCCGGCATGGCGGATCGGCGCGGTTGATGGCCCAGCACATCCTCCACGGCTTCGGCATCGGCTTGCTTGCGGGCGGTGGCGCTGCAGCGTTCGGCGTCATCGTCGGGTCGGTCGCGCCGCAATGGCAGCGCATCTGCCGCCTCGCCCTCGGCAACGTCGAGCCGGCCATCAACCCGGCTGTCGAGGGGGTCATCCGATGAACGGCGTCGAACAGCAGCGCTTGCCCATAGGCTATCGGGTCCTTGCGGTCGGCACGGCGTCGCTGCTCTGCTGGATGCCTATCGCCGCATGGTGGGCTTTGTGAGGTCGCGGACGTTGCCGTCTGCCGCGGCCGACATGCCACGCGGCGTCCTTGCTGGCTCGGCCCGCCGCTCCTGCTCGGACCCGTTCGCCGGTCTTGGCGAAACGCTTTCTACAAGAACGCCCACTGGCGCGTCCTCTGGCCTCCCCAGCATCTGCAGGAATTCCATGGTGATCAGCACCGCTCCCCCCGAAGCACGCGACATCGAAACGTCCGCAGCCCTTGAGAGCCGTTCCCCAAAGCGGGAACAGCGCGGCCTCCCGATCGAGATATCACGGATGATGGGGCTCCAAACCGCATACGAGATCCTCGGCGGCAAAAAGGCGCTGGCGGATGCGCTAGGGGTTTGCGTTCGAAGCCTGAACCACAAACTCAACGCCGATCGCGGCGTGTCGAACCTCGACCTGTTCGTGACCGCCAGGACGCTTGAAACGCGCGCTGCGAAAATGATGCAGCACGCTGCAAAGCTGCGCGCGGTCCTCGCCGATACCCCGCTCGAATCGGCGCAGCGATGAGCGCTCGCGCCCTTGTTCGCCAAGCCGACCTCGCGCGCGTGTTCCGTGCAGCTGCGAAAGTCGGCATCCCCGTGCGGGTCGAGATCGAACCCGGCCGGATCATCGTCACGACCGGGGCAGGGGTGGTCCCTGCCGGCGCGAACAGACTGGACGAGATGTTCGCGTGAAGCGGCGTTGGCTTCCGAAGCACGTCAGCACGTTCCGCGACCGCCATGGCAAGGCCCATTACCGGTATCGCCGGACGGGCTTCGTCACCTATTATTTCAAGAACGAGCCGGGGACCGACGCGTTTCTAGCCGAGCTGCGCGCGTGCAACGAAGGCGTCAGCGCGCCAGCGATCGAAGCCGGCGCCAATCGCGCCGCGGTCGGCACGTTCGACGATCTGCTGTCCCGCTATTACCGCTCCCCCGACTTTCTCGATCCGGGCGAGCGCACACGCGTCGTCTATCGCGGCACGCTCGAGCGCTGGCGCTCGCGGACGCGCAAGGGGCGGCGCTACGGCGAGATCATGGTGCGCGAGCTGCAGCCGCGGCACGTCGAAGCGATGCTCGCCGAACTGTTGCCGCACCGGACGTCGGCGAACATGCTCCGCAAGCGGCTTTCCGCCCTGATGAAGTTCGCCATGCGCATTGGCATGGCCGGGTCGAACCCGGTCATCGTCACGCGTCCGTTCAAAATCAGCGGGGGCGGGTTCCACAGCTGGAGCGAGGAAGAGATCGCCGCGTACGAACGGCGCCACGCGATCGGCACGGTCGCCCGGCTGGCGTTCGATTTGATGATCTGGACGGGCCAGCGCGGCGGTGATGCTCGCAAGATGGGCCCCGCCAGCGTTCGCGACACCCGGCTCGAACTGACGCAGGAAAAGACGAAGGTCTTTGTGTCGCTGCCGATCATGCCCGGCCTGGCGGAGTCGATCCTCGCGACGCCGACGGTCGGCGCGTTCTTCGTCGTCACCGAGTTCGGCAAGCAGTTCTCGGTGAAGGGCTTCGGCAACAAGTTCCGCCAATGGTGCGACGAGGCTGGCCTGCCGAACTGCTCGGCACACGGACTGCGCAAAGCCGCCGCGCGGCGCTTCGCCGAGGCCGGCTGCTCGAATCAAGAGATCAAGGCGTGGACCGGTCACACGACCGACAGCGAGGTCGCGCGGTACACCGCCGCGGCCGATCAGCGCACGCTTTCAGACACCGCCGCGGACA